GATATAGAAATCCATCAACTGCAGATACTTATTGATCTGCTGATTCATTAATGGCAAATAACGTTTGATTATTTTAGACTTAACACCACCATCCTTCATCAAGGCATGGGCAAATTCGTTATAAACGTTTCTCTCAGTTTCCTTTGATTGTTCTTTTTGGAGGCCTTCTTGTTCTCCTAGTAATTTTTCTAACGCATTCCTTTCAGTAGTTCTGTTTTTAAGTTGTTCGGTAATAGTTTGAATTTCTTGTTCAATGTCTCTGGTTTGATTTTCAAGTCCAGAAATCCTTGTACTGGTTTTAGAAATTTCATGCGTTAGTTTGGATGCCTCCGAAGTAAATACCTTGAATTGGTTTTCTCTTTCCTCTTCAAGTCTGATGGCTTCCTCCAATTCCTTATAACCCTTTTCAAGTTCTTTGGCCTTAGATTTAGCATCATCAATCTTATCTATACGAAATGACTCTTCTATAGATTGAGTGCATGTAGGGCAAACCGTGTTATCTGTGAAAAACTTATGCTCTTCAGTAATCGTTGCTACCTTCTGAGACAATTTACCTCTCAAGTTACCTAACTTTCGTAACTTTTTGTTACTACCTGAAAACATTTCTACATCTTTATTGAGTACATTTAACTCATCACTCATCTCTTGTAACTCCCCTTCATATGCATTAATCTCTCCATTAATTTCTTTCAATTTCTTTTTCTTCTCACTTATATCTTTCTTTCCACTTGCTTCTAGTTCTTCAATAAAGTTCTTTTGCATATCTATTTTCTCTTCCATAAGATTCTTCCGAATAGATAATTCCCTTATTCTTTCATTAGCATTTCTAATTTTTTCTCTAAGAATTAAACTCATAACAGAAAATATCTTAATATCCAAAAGATCTTCAATAACTTCTCTACGATTGGGTGCAGACAATTGCATAAATGGCACAAAGGATGCACTACCCAATATAACAATTTGTGTAAATGACTTATAATTTAATTTTAAAATTTGTTCTTCTAACCATTTTTGCTGATCATTTGCTGCAGCATTTTGATCCAATATCTTATCATCTCTATAAATCTCAAATATATTTGGTTTAATACCCCTTACTACTTTCCATTCAGTTTTTCCAATAGAAAATTCAACTTCAACTGTGCAATCTTTTTCATTGACAGTATTAATTAATTGACCTTTTGTTATCTTACGAAAAGGTTTATTGAATAATGCAAAAGTAAGAGCATCTAAAATTGTTGATTTTCCAGCACCATTTGTACCAATAATTAAACTGGTTTTTGCTTCTGTAAGATTGATTTCCGTAAACTGGTTCCCTGTAGAGAGAAAATTACGCCATCTTATCTGTTTGAATAAAATCATTCTCTCTTGGAGGGATCACAAAATCATCTTCCGTGATGATCACATATCGATAATTATACATGTTACAAGTCTTAATTGCAAGCTCTTCTGGCACTTCAATAACAGTCATTGGTGGATAATCCTCTGCTTCTAATAATCCACCATAACGAATAGCATCATCCTCTTCCTCAAAAAGATACAATGCTTTTTCACCTTGAGGATTAGTTACTGCATATGCACCTTCATTTTCTTGTCCTTCTATTGTAAGAATAAACATTACTCGAACTCACAAGCTTGTCTATAAACATCTTTCATAATACCTTTCACTATATCTTTATCTAATTCAAATTCAGAGTCTTCAATATATTTATTTAAAAGTGTTAATGTATCTTCACATTCATCGGTGGAAAACTCTACCTCTTCATCATCAATATTAAAGTTTTCAACAATTTTTAAATCAATGCATCCTGCTTTATTAATTTTATCAAGATACTTATCAAAATCTAATTGACTAGATTTCTTACGAACAATAACTTTAACTATCTTATCCTTTAAATGTCTAGCATCAAAAAGTTTAGAATTAGTATCTTCATAATATAATCTTTCAAAAATAACATATGGATTTGGTATGAATTCCAACTGATATGTTTCTGTATCAAATATATGAAATCCTCTAGCATCTCCTGCATCATTCCAATACATCTGATACGGATTTCCCAAATAAAATACCTTACCATCATTTGATCTTGTATGATAATGTCCAGAAAATACTACATCAAATTTTTTAAAATCAGATACATCTAACCCACTAACAGCATGAGTCATTACTTGACCAGGAAATAATGCAAAACCATTCAACTCTAAATGTCCAAATACTGATCTACATTTAGATTTTTTAATTACCCCTACAGTTTCCTCATAATTATCCTGACAAATCCAAGGAAGAAGTAATGTTTTGAATCCTTCTATATCAATTTCAGTAGGTCCAGAATATCTAACAATATTATTATAAGATGCCAATAGAGAATCTACAGCATTTACTTCATTTGTATTCTTATAATAAACATCATGATTACCAACTATAGTATGTACCTTTGCCTTTAACTTTTTAAACTTATCATACACATGCTCTTTTGCCCAATCCAATGCCCAAAAATCAATGCTCTTACGATTATCAAATGAGTCTCCAAGATGGATTACATTCTTAATTTTCCTCTCCTTTAATATAGGAAAGAAAATATCATCATAAAATTTCTGAAAGTAATCATGAAAAATCTTACTCCCCTTACGGGCCCCATAATGGGTGTCAGTTATTAAAGCAATTTTCATGAATATTGTTTTGCTTGTATATTCTCCTTAATTGTATTATAATCAGAAGCATTATAATGTCCATCTGCACTCATAACTTCATCGAATCCAGATCTTTCAATAATTTTTGCTCTTATATCCATTTGACGTTTCTCTTTTTGTATTCTACGAAGGAAGGCATAATGTATAATTTGAGTAAAATATGCAAAAGGATTAGAAGACTTTTCTGGATTAAAATTCTTTATGTACTGAACACAATTTTCAATACCATCGCAAATCATGTCCTCTCGGAACATGTAATTAACAAAGTTTGGTTTGTAAGATAAGTGAGTTGCTATCTTAAGGAAGCATTCTCCAAGATAATTGGTGATACGAGGACGATCCTCTCCTGCTTCTTCTGCTGCTATACACTTGTTCCTGTAGATAACAATAGCTTCTAAAAACTCTTTGTTATTTACATAGTGTTCTGATTTACGTTTTCCTCTTGGCATTGCATACTCTTCCCTTAATGGATAGTGTTTTTATTATAACATAATTAGCAGCTCTTGACAAGGTGACAGAGTGACAGTAGAATAACTCTGTAAGGGTTCAAGAGATATACTAGCTAGATTTATTATCATTAGATTTATAGAGCTTTTCTAGAAATATTCTAGCATCAGATATAGAAGATAAAAAACCCATATTAGGATTTAGGTCTGTTTCGTTAGAAACTCTATTCTTATCTCTTAAAAATTTATTATAACATGTTATCATTTGTTTATCATTTACTTCAGTCATTGTCATTACATTTTGCATGTTCATAACTAAAACGGGGTCGTCACTCATCTTAAGCCAAGGATGAATTTTAAGTGCTTGTATCCCTGCTTGACGTATAGTAACCATTTCAAATATAACTGGTGACTCTAATATAAGGAGAGTTTTATCTTCTTCTTCACAGGGGCAAACTTTAGCGAATATTTCTTCCCCTGAAACTAATTTTAATACTGCGTGGAATTCTTCTTTATCCATTTTCCTTTAAACTAACTTGTATTATCTCATAGTTAAATTTTTCTTCGTTGTAAATTTTGATTCGTTCTATTAAATGATTTAATGTATAATTTTTTCTGTGCTGATAACTAATGTCATCAGCAATATCGTACAGAACTGCTTTTAATTTTCCGTCACCTTTCCTGAGAACCCTTCCAATTGATTGGAGATTACGGACTCTGGACTTGGAGGGACTGGAGAAGATGACGTTGTGCAAGCGTTTAATGTTAATCCCAGTGCTGAAAGTGCCATAACTGGCAACAATAATTGCATTGTTTTCATTTTCTGTAATTTCTCTAATTGATTCTCTTTGTTCAGCATCTATTCCACCATGTACGAAAAATACTTTACGGTCAGTATGCTTGTTATTATTAATTAAATCTTAAAGAACCTGTCCATGTGCTTCTACTCTACTATACAATACAAGAGTGTTTCCTTTTAAATCTAATGCAAGATTTTTTATAAAGTTATTTCTTTTTTCATGAGTAATTAAATATTCATAAAGTATTCTAT